GAGCATTAGAATTAGCACCCTCAATTAATGCTGGAAGTGCAATTTCTTTACCTGCATTAATTGTAATATAGGTGTAAGTATTAACGTCATACAGAGAGGCTACAAAAATACTATCAGCTCCAGAATATGAATCATTCTTTAGCTGCATGTCATAGAGTCTAGCAACACCAATGGGAATACCACTAGCAGTTCCTGGACTTGCAGTTCTCTTACTATAAAGTGTTACCTGACTACTACTTCCATATCCAACTTGGGTGCCACCATAAACGTTATTCAGTTCAATCTGATTGCCAAAAGCGAAAGGAATAGTCGTATCTAGTTCTTGTTGAGTAGTTCTTGGTTTAGGTACATCAACAAAAACTGTATTGATCGTTTCTACTTCATAACCTTTTACGTATGCTTTACCAGGAGAAAGTTGAAGTGCAAGGAGATCTGGAGATGGAGTATTACCCTGTGAAGTAGTTTCATTAGGTCCATAAATGCCGTTATTGCCAAGACTATCGTTTACAGACTCTTTAGCAATAACTCTGAATGGATTTACATAATAATTACCAGATTCATCATAAGTTCTTCTAGCAAGTTCATCCGTAATCAGAGAATTTACGTTTTGTTTTTTGGTGAACTTTAAAAGAACACCATTCTCAATTCTCATCAACTCGATGAAAGCTTCATCGTTAGTATCTGTTAGAGGTTTCTTTGTGAGTTCAGTAGAAATCTTCAGTCTATCTGCACCTGGTGCAGCAAAGTTAGAGAATCCTCTAGCATTATCATATAGATCTGCGTTCTTCTGAGAAGCAACAGCAATCTCTTCGTTAATGAATAGACCAACTCTATAACTTGGAGAGTTATCGTATTGATCCAGAAGAATAGTTTGGGATTTTACATCAATGAAGAATCCTCTAATAAAATATACACCTTCTTCAATTTTTGCAGCAGAACCAGTTCTGATAGCACCAGAAACAATTGCAGTTGCAAAAGAAGAATCTTCCTTAATAATGGAAAGACCATAGTCAATGTTTTGTAGAGAAAGAAGGTTCTCACCATCTACAAAAGTATTAGTTTCAAAGTCGCCTTCTCCAGCGCTTTGATATTTTACATATAAAGTATAATTTCCTTCTTCCGACTGGGTGTCTGAAATGTAGTTTTCTACCTTCGCAGTTACACCACTAATTTCGCCCTTGATAAGTTGACCAACTAGTTTATCAATATACAAAGAAACATCGATGCCAAGGTGATTGGCATCGATTTGGACACAAGTATACTCTGGGTCGTATGCAATACTACCAGGAATGACAACTTCTCCTTCTTTGAAGAAGTGTTTACCAAACTTTTCAACCTGATTCTGGAGAATCGACTGCATCGTCGTCAATTCTCTTGCTTGAATCGGAGTTCCTGGTTTGAATAGTACTCGTTTATAATTTTTATCTACATCAAAATCGTCAAAATATGGAGAAGCATTGAGGTTCGTATTTTGTGCCATTTTCTATTAAAACTCCAGAATGATCTTGATGTCTTCTTTTTGGCTAGCGGATCTAGGGATCGGCGGTCTATTATCTATGTAGATAATTTCTCCCGACTTAGTATCATACTCTGCGGTAGAAACACCTGCAGAAAAGTCCAGTCCTAACTGGTATATTCTATTATTTATTGTGGTTGTGATACCACCAAATGTGGTATTGATCTGAAGTGCAGGACCAATTAGAGATTCACTTTCAATGGTAACACCATAACCAACATCAGGTGTTGCTGTAAACGGAATGATGTTGAATGCGGTTTCACTAGAAGCGAGACCAGTTGGTTGATAGTACTTCAGAACACCTGTTACATTATCCCAAGATGCAACATAACCAATAGCAGTTGAACCTAGTCCAACAGTCTGTTTAATAACAGAGTCAACAGCATATGTTGTCGTAGTAGTTACACCAGCAAGTTTAAGTGCATTTAGTCCACTGACAAGTGCGGTGTTTAGATTTTCTACCTGACTTCCAACAACTTTTGGATTTCTCATTACACCAACTCTAGCAAAATCATTACCCAAAATGATATCTGGGTTTGAATCGAGAGTTTCAAATCTAGAATATAATAGTACTCTATAAGCACCTAGTTCACGATAGATGTCATATCCATGTCCACCTTTTGGTGGGATAATAACTTTGAATGCAGAGAAGGATGTAGTACCTACACCAACATTAGATAGTTTTTCAAGTGGTCCAGCAGTTTCAGAACCAGGAGCCCCTGGATAGAACTGAATTGTTCCATATGTGTATCCCTTACCACCATCAGTCACAAACACTTCGGATACTTTTCCGAAGGAGTCAACAGTGATGGTTGCTTTACCTCCAGTACCATCACCCAAGATGGGTACATTTGAGAAAGAAGTGGAGATTGGCTGATAATTAGATCCTCTATTGTCAATCAAAATGGTTTCGATTTTTCCGTCAATCGCATTATCCTTGACAGAAATACTTTCACCCAAAGAGCCCCAGTTTTCGGGAACTGGAACATATTCAATAGAGTCGAACTTAACAATCTCGGATGGTTTGATCGTATAGAGGTATTTCCAAATATATCCATCTCCAGAGGTACCTGCAGCTCTGGGTTCTAGGTCAACAAATGTTGGTTCATCGAAAGATGGACGACCCTTGGGGTTTTCTGGGTCTGTTCCATTCGCCAAACAAGCATAGACTCTAAGATCATCATTAATTACGTAGTAGTTACCTTCATATAATGAAGATGAACCAGTTACAGGAGTTGGGTTATATACCGTATAATCATGTCTATACATTTCGTAGGTTTGACCAGCAACCCACTCGACTTTTCTAACAAGTCGTCTAACATCTTGAGAGGTAATTTGCTTCAATGCAATTATACTCTCCCTTACCTGGATTTCCTCTTGGAATCCATCTAAAGGTGAAGGAGGATCTGTCGTCCAATCCGCAAAACCGCCCGTTTCGGGGGCGGTTGCGTTTGGAAGACCAATAAACGTATAGTACTTATTGGTAGTGTCCCCAACTCCAGAAACACTCTTCAAAAAGTTCTCAGCGTTTAGGATTCTAAACTGGTCAGATATAATTGCAGGCATTTTGAGAAAGTTAGGTTTTTTCTATATTTTATTTATGGACTTAATAGTCCCCTTGTTCTGAATACTTTAGGTGAAGTGCTCAGTCCAGTGAGACCATCATCACGATAAGAATCAAAGTTCACAGGATTCAGTGTTGTAAGTGCTCTATTTTGATAATCATAGATCTTACCCCATGAATATCTACCATAGAACTCATTGGTACCAATACCACTGAAGTCCTCACCTCTTGCGTAGACTTGAACAAAGTTGTTGTTGTCTCCGAGAGATGGAACGAAGTGACATGTTACGGTTACGATACCCGCAGAAGCAGGTGTTACGAAATCCGCACGATATACACCATCAAGGAAACTCTTCGCTGTACCGACAACAGATGCGGGGTAATTAGCCATACCACCAGAGAGTGTGGAGATACCCGTGAGTTGAGTACCGATTCCAACATTACTATCGGTGATGACGAAGTAATCGCCCTTAGTGATCTGAGATGCAGTAACTCCATAATCATTTAGTGCGGAATAACCAACACCCAAGGTTCCATTATCATATTGTTCAGATTTTAGAACAAACTCAATTCTAGGTGAAGTGGTTCCGATTCCAGGCGTGCCCGCGAGGAAAGTATTAACACCAACGATTACGCCGTGATCACCTTCCGCCTTGATAGATCTAATATTCTCAAACTTGTAAGTATCAGATTGAACCATAACAGATGGAACATTAGTTTGAGAATATCCAAAACCACCATCAGTAACCGTGATGCTGGTTACAATTCCATTCAGAACAGAAGACTCTGCGGTCGCTCTGTGTGTAATTGGTGTTGCGTAGATTGCAGTCGCGCCGGCGCCCGCGGCAATAAATGCACCATCTGTAGAGAATCCTACATCATGGAAGATAGTTTTCAAATCATTATTCTGTTTAGTATCTCTTTCATCCCAAACAGCAAGGTCAAAGGAGTAGAAGAGTTTTCCACTATCGGTGATTGCAACATAAAGATCATCATGATATTGGAGATCAACAATGATATTAGAAGCACCGATGTTATTGTTGACAACAACGTATTGCTCTCTGGTAACAGATTTAACAATTGTTCCATTTTCGCCCGCGGCAATGAAATTAGATCCATCCCAGATAATACATTCCAAGTTCCTAATTGTTGGAGTTGGATTCTGTGACCAAATTTCTGCGGTGGAAGAATTGATAATCTTACCTCCACTACAAACACCAACGAAATAACCAAGTTGTGGACTATGTGCGACTGCATTGATGTTATTAAGAATTCCAGTGTATCTGTTGAAGAAACACGTAGATCCAATACCAGTTGCAACAAACGCAGAACCACCTGCACCAACTGCAACATACTTATCATTTAGTGGTTCGTAGATAATATCATTGATTGTACCTGTGAACGTAGTCAGGTTGGTATTAATAACACCAAATCCTGCGAGAGATTGTTGTTCAAAGATTGGAAGTCTTTCAAACGAAGTAACTGCGATATCCGATGCAGTTGCTTTCCAGATCATTGCGGATTGACCAACTGCAACAACATGATCAGTATTTCCAAGACCCGTAGAAACTACGGAGTTGAAGTGGTACGTATTACCCGCGCCCGTGACGATTTCAGAAGCAGACCATGTTTCGAGATCAAGTGAAGATGCAAATAGTGAACTATTACCAACTGCAACAAATCTTCTCTGTGCAGTTCCCTTGTCAATGTGATTGAAAATAGTGTAAGTTGTAATACCACTGATTCCACTAATGGTTCCACCTTCCCAGTTGAAGATAGGATCTTTTCTTGTAATCGCGGAAGCAGAAATTGTTACGATTGGACTTAGAGTATTTGCATAACCAACTCCACCACTGGATACTCCAATGGAGGTAATACTGGAAGAAGTGGAAACATTTGCAACCGCGACGGCACTTTCTGTTTCTTTATCTTCAATGATCAAAATGTCTCTAACATTCTCATTCAAATTATCCAACTTAGTAAAGATTGGGAATGCATTGTCTACGTAGATTGTAGTATCACCTGGTTTAATCTCATTGATAATAGTTGCATTTGGTCTGATTACGGATGTGTATTGATCTCTAGATTTGGGGAATAGTGATCCAGTAATGATCTTATCATTCTTCTGTTTTCTCCAAGTCAGAGGTCTACGCTTATCAGTATTAGTGTCGATTCCGATACTACCATAAACGAAGGTTTCTAGTTGATCAGTAGCAACAATCTTTTGTACTGTTCTATCAAACTGATCAATGTCATAAGCATCAAGACGACTTTCGTTGATTTGAATTTGATCACCAACTTTAATAGTCTTAGGTGGATCAATTTCTTCAACGTCTGCAGAAGAACCTCTGTAGTAGAGGATACTGCAACTAGATCCTTCAAGTGGTGCCTCAGTGAAGAAGATTCTAGATCCTCTAAACTCATATGCAACACCTGGGACTTGAAGAACATCATTCAGATAGATGAAGATATTATTGGTAACGTCTAGATCACTTCCATCAGGAACTCTCAGGGAGAGAATCTTCTTGACACCATCAATATTTGCACTCAAAGTAAACTTCTTCTTGAATCCGTTGAACTGATCCTCAATGCTGTTGAAAGCAATGAATTGACCAGGATAGAATCCAAAGAACTTATCAGTTTGAACTTCGGTGATCTTGAGTTGGAACTCTTCAAATTGTCTGAAGGTTGTTACGCCCGTATTTGCAGTATAGAAGTGTGGAATCGTATTGACTCCTGCTCTTACTGTGTATTGAGTGGAACTATTAACCTTTGTAACCAGGAAGTCCAGTGCTCCATCAGTACTATCTTCGGTATATCTTAGAACTCTCTGTACACTTGGTACCTTTTGAGTCATACCGACTCTTTGTGCAGTACCACCAGAAACATAAGTGTGACCAATGGTAGAAATACCCGCATTAATTACAAAGGAAGTTGTTGTACCAACACTTTCTACAAGGAAAGTACTTCCATGTGGAGAGGATGCAGGATATGCATCACCATAATCATCTGTGCCTGCGGGATATGGGAACTTAGTGGAAGAGAATCCAATATGTTCAGAAGTACAAGATAGTTCAATGTCCTCAAGGTGTACCCAATCACCAGCAGTGAATCCATGATCTTCATTTAGGGTAATTGTAGTAACACCAACGACTTCATTATAATCTAGATCATAAAGACCAATTGCACCAAATCCTTCGTATGCGTGTACGATTGTGGAGATACCTGCATTGACTCGGAAAGTATTTGCATTATCAACCTGAGTGACCTTGAAGGAGAAACCAGATGGAGAAGATGCAGGATATGCATCACCATAAGTGTTTACACCTGCACGATATGGGAACAGGGTTGAGGTAATGCCTGCATAGTTATCATAGTTTGCATCGGTACACTTCAGTTTGAGATCCGCAAGAGTTACCCACTCATTTGCGACCAAGTTATGTGCATCATGAGTTTGGATAACACAAATACCAGAACCCTGTGAGTAGTTAAATGTCGAGATACCCAGTTCGGTATAACCTGCAAATACATGAGGAATAGTAGAAACACCTGCCTGCATTGTGAAGGTAGTTACACCTGGAGAAGAGATTGCAGGGAAGACGAAACCATATGGAGCAGTTCCATCTGGGAAGATGTCTGTTGTTACTCCTGCATGTTCTTCAGTGCAAATGAACTTAACGTTGTGTAGATAAACTTCGTCAGCGGTCTTATTGGACTTAATACCCTTGACCGTGATCGCGTTAGGAGTTGCACTTACAAATGTATGTGCGCTCGTATCTGTTCCACCTGCACCAACATTGATTGTAACTTCATCACCAGTGACATCCGTAATCTCTAGGAACTTACCAGCAGCTGGATCAGTGGATCTTGGATATGTGTGGTTGGTAGCATTACCATCCAAAGCACAAGTAAATGTGAGTGAATTATCTTCTAGTCTGATGAAGTCTCCTTCTTCCAGGTTGTGTGCATAAACTGTAAGTGTGGTAAATCCAGTATGTGGACAATAGGTTGCAGTCGAAGGTGTAAGTCTTCTCTCAACATCAGAGGTGAGAACACCATGTGGATCCCAGGTAGTTACTGTGCAAATACCAGTTACGTTGTCATAAGTGAAGGACTTAATACCAACTTCATCATATCCACAAGTCAAACCAACACCAGTGATTCTTACATTATCAAGAACAGATAGATTATGTGCAGAACCAGTTGTAATGGTTGTGAATCCAGTAGTCTCATCATAGACTAGGTTTGTAATCGATAGAGAATCGGTTCTAAATCCAGAACTTTCAATAAGACCAGATGCCTTGATAACATCACCAACCTTATATCCAATACCAGGATTATCAATCTTAAAGTCAACGACACTGGAACCCTGACCAACAATTACGGAAAGACGTGCATCTTGTCCATCACCACTGGTTCCGCCAGTATATTCTGCGGTCAGATTACTATATCCTGTTGGAATACCAATTCTGATTTCTGGTAGAGATGTTCCAGTGAATGCAGTTCCTGCATTTACGATTGTCAGTCCATTTACTGTACCAGCAGCACTGACTGTTGCAGTGATTGTTGCTCCATATCCGATTGTAGACGCAATACTGACATCAGGTGCAGACTGATATCCAGTACCACCTTCGTTGATTGTAATAGTGTCAATTTGACCAAAAGCATCGATGGTGACTGTCGCAGCTGCACCAATCTTTGGTTCATATCCAAAGCTGTTGGTAATTTCAACTTTGGAAATCTTACCAGCCTTAGGTACTCCAGAGAGGAACTTCAGAGTGTTTACAGAAGGTCCATCAACTGTATAATCAACAATTGGATCCTGTGGTACATTATTAATCAGTACGATAGGATTGTTGTTGATATCAACAGCAGAGTTTACATCGTTGAAGATTGTTGTTGTCGTCTGATTTTGAGACTTAATTGCAAACTCAGTTGCAGCAACACCAGTGAAAGATAGAGAAAGGTCATCGAACAGAATGTTCTTATCTTCTGGTGTTGCTGCATCAAAGGTTCTACTGAAGACTCTACCGCCAAAGATAGAACCAGTCTGTAGACCTGCAGGTCCAATCTTACCGAATGGTGGGGATGAGAAGTGAATGACATCACCAACAATATTAAAGTCACCTGTTAGAACTGTTACCGCTGCTCCAACTGTATGTGCTGCAGCAGGTGTTCCGAATGAACCTCTTTCCAGAACAACTTCATTAGTTGCACCGACTCCGATAGACTTAATAAGTGCATATTCTGCACCAATATTCAGAACATCATTAGTTCTGACAGAAGAAACTCCAGTAGCAAGTTTAGCAATTGTAGTAGTTGCAGATCCGATAGAATTCTTAAGATCTACACTTAGAGACTTAAATCTCAGTGGAGTCTGAATAATACCATCGATAGTAATAATCGAACTTGCATTTGGATCCTTATATTGAACACTATAAGTACCAACACCGACATCAGTTACATCGATGAAAGTTGCGGTGGTAGAAAGACCAAATAGTTTGATCTGATTATCAGTAACCTTGAAGCAATATACCGTAGAAGGCATAGTCTTCGCACCCATTAGTGTTGGGGTAATTGTAATATCATCGGTAGAATCTGTACCACCGATACCTGCCTGAGGAATTGTAATTACAGAAGTTAAAGCATATCCAGAACCACCATTGACAACATCAACATTACTGATGTATCCAGAAGAACCTCTGGTGACATTGAAGATTGCACCAGTACCACCGGCAGGATCGGTTCCTGCAGTGACATTGGAATAAGATTGATTTGCCTGAGTAGCGACCGCAGAAGGTCCAGTCTTAGTAACGACGAAAGTCAAATCGTTTGCAGGAGACGCTGCTTGCATCTCTGTTCCAGCAATTGTGATTGTATCACCTACTGCGTATCCACTACCACCCGCTGTTGGTTGAATAGATGTAGAGATAGGAACACCAGAACCATCATAGTTAATTGATACTCTAAACTCTGCGTCTGTTCCAGTACCACCATTAGATCCAATACACTGAACAAATTGTGTAGTAGCATTAGCGGAAGTTGCATCAGTTGTGGAGATGCCACTAATAGTTCCAGAGATTGCAATGTTATATCCATTTTCAAGAACTGCCGTACCACCGAAGGTGTCGGAGATGTTCATTACAACATCGATAGTTGCATCTTCGACGAAAGAAGTTGTTCCAATACCAACGTCATCACCATTCTCCTTAACGAAGAGAAGTTCTTGACCAGTTTGGAAATTGTGGTTAGCAATGTTAATAATGTTGTTGGCGATATCAAATGCACCCTCACTGAAGACATGCTTGAATAGACTTGTGTTATTATTCTTAAGTCTGAATGTAGATAGTCCAACTGCAATTCCACCTCTAGTCTTAGAAGGATAATAAATTTCTGGTGCAACAGCTGTACCAAATCCAATAATTCCAGTAATAATTCCAACATAATTTGCAAGAGATTGTCTTACATCGGCACAATCTGCAGTACCAAATCCAACTGTAGGAATTCCTGCAAGACTGCTGTTTCCAATTGCAACTGTTAGGATACCGACTAAGGTATCAATATCAGTTTGGATGTCAGCATAATTGCTAGGATCAGTGTTTACCCCAGTTACTGGATCAATAGGAATTCTTAGATCCTTATAGTTCAGTTGATTGGTGATTGCATCTTGCATATAGTCCGCAGAGGACTCGAAGATGTAGATAGATTCATTTTCTTCACCAATAAGACCATCAAGTTTTTGAGTACCATCTGGTTTGAAATAGAACTTGGTATTTCTTACTGTATGTTGATTAGTGTCATATGCAATGTCCTGTGCAACACCATCAACAATGTATTGAAGATCGCGACGACACTTCAGACCACCTGTGGTGTATGTTCCAACATTTGCAGTTGGTAAACCGATTGTGGATCCAGCAGAAATTACGTCAACTGTAATTTGAGTTAGAGTTGTGAGAGTTTGTTGAACGTCTGCACAAGCAGCGGTAGATGTAATTGCAACATTAGGTCCACCACTACCAAAAGTGGAAGGTCCAACAGGTGCGGTTAGATCTTTAATGGTTAGTTGGTTAGAAACCGCCTTCTCCATGAAGATTCTAGCCTGACTGAATGCATAGATGGTCTGTGCCTCTTCACCAACAAACGTGCGTTCTGGATCGGTGATTGGATTACCAGCACCATCAAAATAGAAACCAGAGAAATCTCTAGTATAAGTGTTACCACCAAGGAAGGTATCAATGGAAACTGCATCAACCAGTTTACCCATTTCACGTTTGTACTTGTCTTCCTTATTACTAATACTATTATAGATTAGAACTGTTTCATCCCATGCCTCATCAATGATTTCCTGTCTGTTATTTTGAATCATTCCATAGGAACGAAGATATCTAGACTTCGCTTCAGTTTGAGGAGAACCAGGGAAGTAGAAGTTAGGATATGCCTTAGAAACAGATGCAAGAGACTTGTCAAGAATTTCTTCTTTGTTGAAAACAATCAGGTCTCTGGAATCTTTGTTTCTGTTCAGATAGAAGTTTGCTGGATCATCAATAACCTCAAAGTTAAATCTCTGTTTGACTGCAGTCTGATAGAGAGTAGGAGGAGTTTGATTATTGATTACATATTGACCAATAAACTTGACATAGTGATATGCATAAAGAGTCTCAGCTGTTTCATTTGCAACATAAGAAACACCTGCATCCCAATAGGTTAAACCTGCTTCGACAGACTTATTATTAGAATTATACTTAAGATCATGTGCAACTGCATCGACAATAAATCCAGTATCTCTTAAACACTTCTCTCTACTATAAGTTGTACTCAATCCAATATTTGGATAGTTGTACTCAACTTTAGCAACAACTTCTTCTTGAATGAATTCTCTATTCAATCCAAGTAAATCTGCAGCATCTGCATATCTACCTCTAAGTTGTTGGGTAACAGTTCCATCAAACTGATTTGAGATATCATCAACTGCAAGAACTTTATTTGTTCTGTTAATGATATATGGTTGCAGTTCTACACCCTCAGGGAAGAAGACCTTTTTAACGCTTCCGTCTTCAAGAGGTTCATCTTCATAAACAAGACCGAAATTAGTCTTATCGAAGAAACTCATTTCACTATCAATATTAACACTCAAAGTAGGTGTAGTATCTGCAAGAGTAACTTTCATCGAAGTTGACTTTGCAATACCAGAATTTACTTCTGCAAGTGTTGGTTGAGTTTCAATATTATAGTTGGAGAACTCTTTGAATCCAGATGGATGGACAATAGATTTAACAGATTCCTTCCAAGTAGAATATGGGATAGTAGACTTCAGTTCATAAGAGAACTTCTGGAAGTAATAGTTATCAGAAATACTTTGTAGGTAATCATTTAGAATACCAGAAGACATATCTGCAACTTGAGTCTTGGTTCTAGAAACACCAAGATTTGCCTTCAAGGTAAAAGTATTAAAATAATCTACAGTTCCAATAATCTTGGAGTTTTCACCTCTTAGTTTGTCATTGACAAATAAGTTACCGATAGAGTTGTTAATTCTGAGTTGGTTGACATCATTGTCCCAACCATTCTCCATTACGTTACCACTGAAGAATTGTGCAGTAACTTTCTCCCCAGACTGATATCTAACATCATCACTGAGAACCATATTAAAGACAGGCATGTCTTTTTTGTTGATGATGGTTCCTTGAGTAATTTCACCATCATAATCACCAAGAGTTCCAGTAGAAATTCCAGTGAGATCACATGTAACAGTTTGATTAACAGTACTTACTCCCGTTACAGGATAGAATGCATAATCATACTGAATGGAGTTGAAGTTATTCTCACCAGCGATTCTAGAATCTTTAGTTAGTCTGCAGTTTTCTACAAATACTTCATCACCAATTGCGAATGGGAAAGTATATCCAGTTTGACCATAACCAAGAGTGATGAATGGATTAACTTCTGGATCATTGTTAAGTTCAAAAGTAACTACATCATTACTATGATTAACTTCATCAATATCAAATCCATTACTATTACGAGTAGGAATGATTGTGAGTGGATCTGAAAGTGCAGTGTCATTCCTATCGACAACAACATCAACAACTGAACCAAACTGAGTAACAGCAATAAGTTTAATACTTGGTTTTGCTGGTACTACGAGTTCAGGAGCAGTAGAATAATTATTACCACCTGTAGAAATTGCAACCCTGTCAATTGTTCTAATGTTCTTAATACCTGCAACAGTTGGAACACTCAGGGTAGGTGTTAGAGTAGGATCTGTTGGATAATCAAATCCATCCTTAATTCTCTCTAGACTTTCAACTCTACCGATAGTAGAAGATTCAAATCTAACAACACCATCTGTACCAGCGGCAGAAACAATACTGGAAACTGTTGGTAGTTTTGTATATCCTCTACCAGCAAAGTTAATTCTAACCTTACTAATAGGTCCAGTGACGTTCTGAGAGGTCGTAGTATACTCGTAAGTAGAATTCCCAATAATAGATTTCTCAACGATGTTCAGGGGGTTTCTAACAACGAATGTAAGTCTCTTATCATTATCTGTAGAAAGACCAACTACGCTAAATTCATCGTTCAAACCATGAGGTTTAATTGTAATCTTGTTTGCAGAAACAATACTATCGTCAGAAGAAATTTCTTTCTTGTATTGTTCTGCAGCACCCTTAGGAACTAAGGTATAGAAGAAACTATCTGGTACGAACTTACTTCTAGTGTCAACAGTGATCTTAGCATCTGCAGTTCCAGGTTGACCATCTCTATTGACAGCAAAACCATCTGCGTCAGTTCCAAGAAGATCAAGTCTCTTAGTGAGATTGACATCCTTAGAGAATACCATATCAAGTTGAGCAAGAGTTGTGTCAGAAACATCAAACTCAATAATAGTTCCTCTGAAGAAATCTAGAGGTGGATTGATTAGATGGAACATATGAGCAGTTCCAGATCCAACAGCAGTCAGATCAACCGCTGATGTTGTACTGATGTCTGCTTCAAACTCACATAGTTTAATCTTATCTGTAGAATCTTTCAGAATGTAATATGTTTTTCCGTTGTATAGTCCTGTGATTGGAGTTGCTGCATAATAAACAACTTTATCACCTGTCTTGAGTTTCTTGTACTTAGAATACCCAGAAATATCGATAGAGTTTGTTGTCAGATCAACTTTAGAATCCGCAAAAGAGATATCATCGACTAGTACCTTTCTGTTGATAGTGTCGAGTTTGATTTTATAACTATCCGTCGTAGTACCAGTGAACTTCAGTCTGAAGTCATCACCAATTTGAAGTCCGTGTGCTGTTTTGGTTGTAATAATGCCAATATTTCTGAAGACATCACCAGTAATTCTTTGGTTAGTTTTAGTTAGAGAATGTGCAGCACCAACAATACCAAACTGGTCATCGAAAGGCCAGAACTCAAGAGAGTTTTTGGTTGTTCCAATACCATCAGAACTACTTGTCGTAAATCCGACTGTTGATAGTCCAACGTAGTTCAGACCCAAGTTTACTGTATAAAGTTCTTGTCCATCAGTCAATCCAAAAGATTGAGCAACACCAACATTATTAACATATAATGGAGCACCATTTGCACCAACGTTATAGATTACCTTTTCACCAGTAAAGAAGTTATGATTTGGAATGTAGATACTTCTGGTTGGAATGAATCTGTTTTCAAAACTTGTGGTACCAAATCCAACAACAGTTCTATCTGTACCTGCAACACCAGTACCTACAGTTTCTTTTGGATCAAAGAATGTTGTTGTATTCTCAAAGGTGTAATCATCAATCTCACCAACGATTGTGAATGAGAATCTGTTTGGTAGGAGAGCTACGAGACCATCTCCAATAGTATGAATACCCGTGTTATTAACTCGGTTTACATAGAAACCAGATCTCTGAGAAGAAACACCAGTGATTAGTAGTGTTTCACCATCAACACTAATGAAATCATTAGATTTAAATCCAGAAGTATCCTTGACTTTAATAAAAGTAGAAACTCCCGTTTGTCCAGCATCTAGAATATCTTCCAGAAGTTCTGTTGACTTGGATTTAACTCTAGCTTCTTTGACACCATTAATTGCTCTTGCAGTAATAGTAGAAACTCCAGAAATAAAGACATCTTCCAGATCCTCAATGTTGTGAGGTTGTGAACAGATTGCTTCAATTTCTGTACTTCTGATTCTAAATTCTACATTATTAATTTCAGTTTCAGTAACACCAACAGATTCAATTTCTTTACCACCAAGTTCAGATACAGAAACCGATGCGCCACCGCCTCCTGAATTTCCATTATCAATTTGTACAATATCATCAATCTTGTAGTTTTTACCAGCAGTAAAGACAATTGCATTTTCAATAGAAGATGTCTGAATGTCAGTTACACGGAATTCCTGTTTGAAAGATTCACCAACTCTATCAATGTATGGATAATCGGAGTTTGCATTAGTTAGATAGTAATTAGAAACATTTCTTACTAGATCAGTAGTAAAGATGGTTGAATCATCTTGGTTATAAGTTGGTAAGAAGTTATTTGAAATTGGATTATCATAGAAACTTGGACCAATCAGATATGGATATACAGGAGTAGAAATTTGGGATTGGTCAACACTAACAGTGTAGAAATACGCATATGTTCCATCTGGGAACTGAGGAGTTACGCAGAATCTACCATTATGTTCGTCTAAATCTCCAGAACCATCATAAACATAGTCATTAGTAAAGTAACCCTGTTGTTGAGGAGGTCTTAATTGTGGATTGACTGTTGGGTTATTAGTATAACTGGATGTCATTCTACGAATTGGACCACCTTCAGGTTTGTCGTAACCATAAGGTCCATAGATGGGGTTACCATCATACGCAAAACCTAAAATGGGCGAGTGTTGAAGATTTGTGGTTGCTTCTTTATTCAGGATATTAAAGTTATCCTGAGTTTCAAATCTTAGAACTTTAGAAGGATAGAAAGTGAAGAACTGGAGCCCAAAGTTTGGATTGAAGGATGGATAGAGTACACCATCATCATCTGGACTAATTGTATTCTTCTTCTTAATAACTTGGTTTACTTTCCACCTCTTGACATTAGCAATAAACTTGGCATTAATGCCCCTGTTTTGAATTGATAAGAATGTATTACTACTTCCGTAACCAATACCACCATTAACGATATTAATTGACTGAAGTTTACCCTCAGAATCCACAACAGGATCCAACTGAGCAAAATCACCATCGCCCTGAACAATAATATCCGAGTCAACTCTATATCCTTTTCCTCTGTTAATGATTTTTACGTCAGTAATACTTCCATTAATAATAATGGGCTTAAGAACCGCATTAGAAAGAATAGAACCTACACCTACGTTTGGTCTTCTGTGGAAATTAATGATGTCAGTAACACCATATCCAACACCACCATCTTCTACGAAGACATCATCAATCTGTCCCAATACGATTGGTTTAACCACAGGAGTGATTACAGGGATACTTTCAAGTTCAGAAGTAGATTCAATAGAAATTGAAATTGGTGGATACTTAATAGTGTGAGTTCCTACACCAAGACTTTCAAACTTAACATACTTTCTATTGATATAGTTGTAATCTGTTGTACTACTTGCAGTTCCAGCATCCGATAGGCGGAACTTGTTATCATCAATCTTGGTGACTTGATAATACTTACCAGTATCTAATCCAGAAATTTCAGTGTCGGTATATTCATAAACAACAAATTCTGAATTTTGGAATCCATGATTTGTTGCATAAATGTACGAGTCAAAAGTGTTTACACCAAGAGTTCTATTGTCAGAAGAAACAACGGAAGGAACTTTAATCGCTCTATTAGAATATCCATCACCAGGATCATTTACATAGATCTCAGTGATGGTATTTTTATTCTTTAAACTCTCTAGTGCATGGAAACCAGAGGAGATACCAGTAATCTGGATTTCATTATTACCAGCAACTGCATCTTGTTTGTTATTGAATAGTTTTACTTTTTTGTCAGTTACAATCCCAACAAAATAAGAGGATCCATTAACGATTCCGAGAACGTCGGTGTTGTTATTGGTACTATAAATTACTTCTTCGCCATTTACAAATAAGACATCATCAATTGTAGTCAGGGTGTTGTCAGCAACAGATACACCAGTGTCACCCTTGAAACCAACAGAAATTCTAGAACTAACGAGGTTAGACTCAAGTACAGCACCACTACCATTACCACCAGAAATTTTAATCTTAGGTTTAGATTGATAACCTACACCAGGAGAAATGATCTTGACTCTTGTAAGACCACCAGAAAGGTTTGCATGTGCTTTACATCCACTACCAAATTCATCTTTGACTTCTACTGGTGGTGGGTCTAAAACATCATAATCTGAACCACTATTGGTTACGATAATCTCTTCAATCCTTCCATAATAATAGTTCTCGTCAAACAGAGTTGGAGATAGAATTTCCGTACCATTAACTAAGAGACCAACAGGTTTGCTGTCAGTAGTTTTATCATTAATATCTTCGGACTTTTTCTGTACCTTTGAATACGGGAAAGTTTTTACTAACTTCTGGTTTTCAATCTTCTTACCAAAATAGTCAGCTTTTACAACTTCATCAGCAGTAATTCCACGATTTGCAAAGATGAACTTTTCGTTAAAGACATCAGAATTACTAAATGCAAGTTTAATGCTATTTTCGTTGATTTTAAATACTCTATACTTACCAGTAGCGATACCAGAAGCTACAGAATCTACAGGATCATAGTAAACTAAATCTCCACTAACATATTCATGTTGAGGAGAATCAAAAATAGATGTAATTCCAGTGGTACCAGAAGTTGTGACAGTTCTCTTCTCATCAGTTGAGAAAATTGTCTTGTTTGGTACACCAGTTGAGGTTACATAGAAGTTTTCTCTACTATTATCAATATATGTGTTTTGAATACCTGCAGGAAATTCTTCGTTATTGTTAAAGTAGTTAAGTAATTGTTTAAACTTGAATAATTTCTTCTCTAACTTAATAGTTCTATTGAAATCGAATGTAGCGTCATCGATTTGAATAAGAATACTATTAGTATACTTTCTAATTAGATCACCAACTTCAAATTCAACATCAAGAACTGTAGCTCCAGATACTTGACCAAGATCATTAGTAAGAACGACTGATTCTCTCTTATAATAAATTACTTCATCAAATGTGATAAGACGATAAACGTTTACACCCTGTCTACTAACAGTATCAACAGTGTGTACAGATGGAACATTGGAAATCCAACAATTAAATTGTGGTTTATCAAATAGGTTTTCGCCAAATCCAGAAAGTTGAACTTTATCACCAACTGCTAGAGCACTGGTTTTTGAAAAATCAACATCTTTAATTACGTTTACAATTCTAAAGTCAACTCTACTAGTATTTCCTGCACCAACAAAACTATATGCAAACTTTTCTTCAAGAATCTCTAGTCCTCTTTCAAGAGATGTAGTTAAACCAGTAACGCCATTAAGAGTTGTAGTAGACTTAGAAGTATACTCTAGAGTAATGAAGTTTGAGCCGGGTGGTTTGATCGAAATTTTTCCACTAGGAGCAAATCCAATAGTAGAATCTACAAATAGAGTGTTAGCACCTACCGATACGTCTTCTACTAATTTGGTTTGACCAGATACCTGAAAAGTACCAGTGAAGGAATCTTGGTCTAGTGAAATTTCAAAGAAATCCTTGCGATTTACAGGTCTATACTCAATATTGAAAATAGATGCACCAACTTCACCAACATCTGGAAGATCTTGGAAAAGAAATCCTCCTCTGATACTCAAAATATCAGGATTTGGAGTGATAAGTTCTACTAATACGTTTTCAGTCTTAAAATATTCGTTAGCAGATGGGGAAAGAGTAAAATCTTGTGGTTTTCTAACTTCTACCTCAGTTCCATACAAAATTTTGAAGAGTAATTTGTATGAACTATCAGTACCCTTTGCATTATAGAAATCTCTTGCACTAGAAAGAACATTATCAATAGAAATGTTCTCAAAAAAGTCTCTATTTTCAAATCCAGGGAAAAATTCAAACTTGAACTTTTCAAAGAATGATAATAGGAACAGATTGCTTAAATTTTGGACAGTAGAACCATTCGTATGTTCATCAGCTTCAGTCTCTGTAAAACTTAAGAAGGTTCTATTGTCTACGGCTTCAATTTCATCAATTCCACTGAATCCTCTAATACATCCAGTAAAACTTGTAGCAGTTTTTCCAAGATAAGTGATGATTTCATCGTCGATCTTTAATAAACCATATGAATCTGGCCATCCAGTCGTAGATGCGACCAAGATTTCATCATCATAAGTTAAAACTTCATCTGTCAGAGTAGTATTCTTAACAAGTGATTCATTGTTAAAGG